CCCAATCCCCACAGGAAATGATGGCTTTCCGCGGCCACCTGCCGCTTGAGCCGTGCTTTTAACGACCCCTGCCGCTTCGTTTGCTGTCTTGATAGCCTGTCGCCTTAACTGCGCTCGTCCCTTTCCGCTGGCAACCTTGTCAATAGCGATTTTCCTAGATGCAGCCTGTTGCTTAGTCAGCGGCCTCGCCTTAGGTGGAAGTTTTAGTTTTTTGGACGGTTTTTGAAACGGCTTCAGTTTTGGCCTAGCCGACGAGGGCTTTAACTTTGGGGCACGACGAGGGCTATACCCACCGCCACTGAGACCCCCCCCACCGCCACCAAGTTCATATGCGGAATCCCGCATACCCGCTCTAGGTTGACCTAATGCGTCAGGTTTCTTTTTCTTCTTCGGTGGCATTACAGCTCCTTAACTCACAGTCAGGGTTCCGGTGAAAGTCACATTGATCGTGTCGGCAGCGGCCACACTTGTAATAAGGGCACTGAAGTTGGCAGTAGCTAGCAAACAACCCTTGTTCGCCGTGCCAGCGTCTGTGGAATCGCAAACATACACATACGCGCCCGCAACATTCGTATGGGCCGAGCCTGTGAATCCCACATCGGTTGCATTTGCCAAGGTACACGCAGCTGCCGTACCTGGAGTGTCGCTGCTAGCCAACCAATCAGTAGCAGTATACGCCAAAGCAAACACTCTACTGCTGCCACCAGTTCCGCCACTGAAGGTGTTGGTCGAGCCGCTGATACCGCTATAAACATCTGATGTGGCAAGGACGGGCAGACCAGCAGTACCACCACTGGAGTATTTGTACAGGCCGACTTTCGTCAAGCGGCCAGCAGCACCCAGCTGGTTTGTTGCGTCACCAGCGGTAATATCTGCCGCAGGTCGAGACACATTCCAAATGTTTTGAGCAAACTCTAGGGTCGTCCCATTGTTTACCGTGCATTCATAAAGCAGGTTTCCATCTTTATCTAGATGCTCAATGTGGAAGAACCCAGTTTCAAATGAACCATTGGCTCCCATCACCACGCCAGCGTCTGCTTTTCTAACCACCTGTGGAGTTGCAGAACAACTCATGTTTCCCTCGGCCTCGGTCATCTTATCTCCTTATGATAATGACATTTCAAAAGTTACTTTCAGGGTATCTGTTGTACCCACATTCACATCTCCAGCCGCAAAACTTGAGGCAGCAAACAATACTCCCGTTGTGTTTTGACCCACCGCACTCGTGTTAGCCAGGAACGCTCCCTGGATAGTCTGCGTTCCAGCAAAGGAGGTAAATGTGGCATCCGTCCAAGTAACCTTAGAGGGGGTTACCGTACCTCCGTTATCTGTCTGGGACCAAGTGCCTGACTTGCGGAGTCCAGTATCGTATCCGGTGTCAGCGATCTCTCCCCAACCGTTGACCAAGGTCACTCCTGTTTGACGGATATCAGTCGCTTGATCCGACGAATCTATTGAAGCGAAACCTGCATTGTCAATCAATCCAACATATCCAGTATCCCTTACAGGGGTGGACAACGCAGCATCAAATCCTAGTTGCAAAATACGGGCAGCACCCTCACTCGTTAAAGTGTTGCTGGTGATCTTCTCTTGTTTGAGATTTCCATCAGCGTCATATACTCTGAAAGTAAATGTACCAATCTCCTGGATACCGATCTTCATTTAGTCTTCCCGTACTATCAGCGATAACGCTGAAAACTGGAATGTGTCACTTAGCATTACGAGGCGAGGGTTATCAAGTTCGTCCCAGTACAATAGGTTTCCACCCGTCTGAGAATCAAAGATACCTACACCCACGACAGTCTCGCCGGCGGCTGGAAGACCGATCAATAAGGACCAGCCCACTGTTGTACTGTTCTCTATCTTCATCCGGTTTTCATCCACTGACGGAGCTGTCCAGTACGGGTCAGTCGCCATGTCGGTGAATACGCGGATTCTCCCGTTCGTGGCTGCCCACTCAACATATCCAGTTCCGTATGTTGTAGCATCGCCGTCAGTGATCGGGTTGGTGGTAAATAGTGTGACCCATGTCTGGCTGAACGCTGCTGCGGCGGAACCACGGAAACGCTCTAAGACTGTACCTGAAACAGGATTTGTCTTACCAGTCATGGGTCACTCCATTGCTAGTTAATCGAACCAATCCGCACGATCTTCTTGGGATCCATGCGAACAGCACCAAGACCGAGACTGTGGAAACACTGAAGCGAGTAACCGCGCTCCGGCAACTCGTCGAAACGAACCGTCATGTCCTGCGCCATGCCAAACACCATTGCACTTCTGGTGTACATATAGGTGTAAGCACCCTTGTTGGCAGTGGAATTGGTAACGACTCCGGCAGTACTGCCTGTCATGTTCACCGTTTGGTTGTTCGCAATCTGGTTCGTCAGACGGAACTCACATCCCATGAACTGGGTGACCTCGCCACTCATCAATGGACGAAGAGCGTTGAAGTCGTAACTGGTCAAGGTCTGATCGGCCAGCAAGTGGCGGGCAACTGCCGGGTGAATCGCGATGTAGACCGGATCACCAGGAGTGATCGCACCAGTCTGCTCAAGCATCTCGCGAGCAGTCACCAAGTCCGCTACACCGAGGGTGGAAGTAGCGAGACCGACATCGGCAGTCATTCCGTGGAGGCCGGGGGCACCGGTGATGGTGCCAGTTGCCTTAGATCCAATCGAACCCGCAGGAAGCGTGTTAACCAAGGCCAGCTGCACGGCGGCTGTGCCGGTCGGGACTCCATCAGCGGGAAAGTCAAAAGCCAAGGCACCGTCCGCGCCAATCGTCCGGGTAGTAGCGTCAACAGTTGCATCACCGTCGAAGGCAGCGACGATGGTCGAGTCCTTCAAGCGGCTGAATGCGGCAGTCACATTCATGAGGTAGTTGGAATCCGGGCGAATCGAACGCAGCAAGGCCGGCTCGTCGCGAGGATCGAACAGTTCCGCAAACTCGTGGAAACCAGGAGTCAGGGCGCGACGCTCAGTGACCGTCTCACTGTATTTCTTGTCGGTCCCCGCTGCGCCGAACAATTGGCCGCGATCACGAGTGGTGGTGGCGACTTGCTTGAAGGAATCGAGGTTCAGTGGATCGCCGTGTAGCGTCTCAAACAAACAAGTATCGGAAAGGCGACTTTCCATTTCCTGAGCCTTGAGCCGAATCGTGTCGGCATAGGCTTGTTTGAAAAGGGCAACATAGTTGGTGTTGTCACCGAGTGAACCGGGCCAGGAAGTGTTTTTCCCGGTGGTTGGGTATCCCATAGTAGTATTTCTCTCTCAGCTATTGGTTTGCACAATGCCGTGAGAGTGTCCACCGAAGGAGGGTCTCCGTAAGGTTAACGATTCCTTATCGCTGTTCTTTCACAGCGTCAGGGGCCGGTCCAGGAAGGGTATCGACTCCGGTGGTAGATCATCCAGAGTCTGGAGGTTTTCGCAACATATATTTTTTCATGTTCTGCAAAGGGCGACCTCCTTGGAGTTCAGCCTCTCGGTGTTCAAAGGTACTACCTTGGGCATTCTCTAGACGGTCCACCTTCTCGTGGAGGGCAGATGTGACCAGTTCCGCCAGGGTCATGCCTGGAGTCCAGTAAACAGCGTTCCTGGCCCGTTCCACGGCTTCTGGGTCCACTATGAAGGTTCTGCGTACTTTCCTTGCCATATTAGAACCTTGGCTTTAGACGGTCGTCATAAACGCCTTCGTAGCCAAGAGTCGCTAACTCACCCAGTAATCGGTAGTATTCCTCTCGATGAACCTCTGCGTCCTTGTGACGGGGATCTGTATGGGCAGAATCCTTCATCATCGAACGAAGCTTCTGAGCGATCTTCATCGGGTCAGTTTCGCCACCTGTATCCGATACTGCATTGGTTGGGGTCGAGTCGTCTGACATCGAGTTTCCTCTTTCTATCATCATGTCCAAGATTGCTGGATGATCCACTAGGCCAGTTTTCGACAAGACCTGCTGGATATCTGGGTTTTCTGAAGTCAGTGTATCAAGACTCCGCTTTGCAAGGGCTAGTTTCTCCTCAAGCCCCTCACCATATCTTCTTCGCGCGCCCTCTTGCCACTCTTCTCTGGCCTTGTCTAACTGCTCTTTTTCCGCCGATTCGTCTCTGACCAGTTGTTCTTGGGCTACTGGGTGCAGTTTGTCCCATTGTTTTTTGGTCAGACCGGCAGCGTGGGCTGCCTTTGTGAGGGGGTCCAGGGCAGCTCTGGCCTTCTCCCCTTCTGGAAGGTCGTAACCGTGCGGGGTTTCGGGCCGGCCAAGCTTGGAATAAAACTCCCCCCACTCTTCCACCGGAGCATTTGCGTCAGGAACCCGAGCCGTGGAACTCAACTTCTGACTCAACGACTGGTACGCCTTGGCGAGATCCTGAGGAGTCTTGTACTTCTTTGCTAGACCCTCATACCCTTCCCCCAGGAGGTCGCCCAATGTGTCACCTTCGATAGTAGTGTTCTCTTCTCCACTTTGTTCTTGACTCATTTTTTCAGGGTCTCCCTATCTTTAATCACGGCAGCCTCTTCGACCATCGCCAACACCTTATAGTACGCAGCTCTTAGCCCTTGTCTCTTCGCTAGGGATGTCGGGTCGATCACCACTCGGTGAGACTCCCCAGCAATCTCCAGTTGTTTATTCAGCAACTCCTCTGGTTCAAGGGTGACCTTGACCTGAAAAGCCCGTTCCATCCATTCCAAAACTCTTTGACCTGCCGGCGTATTAAAGGCTGTGGCAAAATCTGAGATCAGTTGCCGGTCCTTGTCTGAGTATGCATTCCCCTTGGTCATTGTCCTCCAACCTCTGAGGGCACCGAAGTTCCTGGTAAGTTACCTGCGGAAGCCGGGAGAGGGCATGGGCCTGACTGTGGGGTGCCTCCTTGGGTCGCTGCCATCAATTCCATCATCCTCTGCTGGGCTGCCTTGTCCGCCTTCGCTTGACGACGAGCGTTAACCTCTTCGTCCGTCCTAAAGATCACCGCCGGAACATCACTCATCTCGGCGTTGTAAGCGGCAATCTTGTCAGGATCTAAATACTCCATGTAAGCATCGTCCTGGGTCGCCTGATAGATAGCCAAGCTTCGCTCAAGGAATGCCTGGACTCGCAACGCACTCGATGCTTTTGCAGCAGTAAAGAATGGACTGGCAAACTCCACATCAATGGTGGTCCCACCCAACATATCCCCAACTTCCTCCAACTCCGGTAGCGCGCCGCCCCTTACCATGATCTGAATCACAGTGTCTATCATCGGCTGAAGGAACTCATGGTTCACCGCTTCTGCTGGAGCTGCCAGTCGCTGAATTGCTCTTACCTGTCTTTGCCTACTCTCTTCTGCACTTCTCGGCTGAGAGTCCGGCTCCTGCAATACATCACCCAAAAACACTTTTAATATCTGATCTCGGTCTTGGCGAGCAATCAGATCAGCAACACCGTAGTCCGTTCCGCTCTTGAGGAACTGAGGATTCATTTTCTGCGGCGGGCGAGTCACCACGATACCGTTAGGCGCAATGTCAAGTTCAACCATTGTGTCGTGTTCAACCATGAGCGGTGGATTCAAATCCCGGCCAGCAGCAATCAAAACCTGCCGGCGAAGTTCGTTGATACCAGCAGCATCAGGGCGAGCAAGATGCCCTTTCCCACGACCATACTCCTCGCCGTCCACCACCATGAAACGAGAGATAGTATAGGGAAGGAAGTCGTAACCACCCTCTTTAATAACACTCGCAGAAGCCTCACAGTAATAGACCGAAGCCCACTTCTTGTCCGTGTTGACCGCACTGCGAACAGGACTACTGCCGGCAGTTGGGAAAACAAAGTGATAGTAACGAATCAACTCCATTGGGTTGCCGCCACTCATCGCTTTACTCGCAGCTTCGCCAGCCTGACCAGCGAAATAACTGTAGGCATCTGTTGCTGGTAAGTCGAGTTCCTTGACCGCCATGATCGGCGAACCGTCTTTGCCTAACAGCCACCACATATTCCCCACCGGAACCGCTTCAAATAGCAACCCCGCAAAGGTGGTGCCGTCATCGTTCAGGCGAGGAGTATTCTCTTCAACATAAAGAGTTGAGTTGCCGAGGATCGCAAAGTCTCGTAACGCCTGGGTCGCCTGGATATAAAAGTTGGAGTCGCCCAAAGCCTCGAGAATCTTCATCGCTGCGCGGTCTAGCAACGCACGAACCTCGATGTCCGAGCCAGCCTTACGGGCCTTGAGCCGCAACCAGTCCGTCGAACTGGGCAACACTGCACTCTTCAAGAAGTTCACGAATGAATCGGCAGCTTGCATCGCTGTCGTATCAAACACCGAGCCAATGCGCTTACTGCCAGGAGACTTCTTTGTGGTGATATCACCACGGAAGGGCTGCATGAGATCGTTGATCTCCTGCCAAGTCTGCTCGTGATTGTTTCTTCTACCCTTCAGGTATCCCAACCTGAGAGATAGTTCATTTGCTAACGACATGAATCCCCATTCTAACTTATCTATCTACATCCCAAAAAAGTCCATGTCCGGTAACCTGTACGGGATCGCACTACCCGTTTTCCCTGGAGTACGGGCCTCTCGCAACATCATTATTCCC